CTTGTACTTGTTGAGATTTACGCCCCATTGTAGCGGCTCTTTCTCTGTTTTGTTTAGCTCGTTTGGTTAGTCTGTACATAATTTATACCTTGCACGGTCTAGATAACAACGTGTTAGTTTGCTTTTAGATTCAATTGGTTTGATGTGTAATAAGCAAAATCATCACAACTATCAACTAAATCAGATACATCATCATCACCCTGTCTTGAGTTATTAGCTGCTAAATTCATACACTTTTCAAAAAGCATTATTCTATCCTCTGCCCTTTTAATGTATATTTCCTGTCTTTCTTTTAACTGTTTTTCTGTCTCCCCACACCCAGAAAGCGAAACTAACAACACGCTCAAAAGGACAATTAACAGTTTGCTATTTTTAATTAAGTTCATTTTTTTATATCTCCAAGTTATTTATTCGTGGCAGTTAATTGCCGTTTAGCTAAGGGTTATGTTGCACTAATTCTATCTTGCGCAATCTTAAAGTATTCTTCGTCTAACTCTATACCGATAAATTTACGGTTTAGGTTTTTACAAGCTACCCCCGTACTGCCGCTACCCATAAATGGGTCAAGAATTGTTGCGCCACCTAAAGAATGGTTAGTTAAAAACCTCTCTAATATTTCAACAGGTTTTATTGTTGGGTGTCCATAAAGCTTTTTATCTTTCTTGTTTATTTGCGAGCTGTAAACCATGCTTTTGCTATGGTAATTACCAAGAATCTTAGATTTATTTCCTTTTATATAAACCCAATACTCGACATCGTTTAAATACTTAAAATTACATAGTGGTGCTGGGTTGGATTTATGCCAAACGCCAACGCCAACTTGTAATTTATTGCTTTCTGCCCAACAAATATAACTAGATAGTTGCTTCATGCTACAAAAGAACACGCCACAAAACTTTTGCTTGTGATCAAACTTATCTAAACAAGCATCAAGAAAACCAGTTACATCAAAGCCACTTTTACACATTCCCATTTTATCAATGTTTCGTATAAAGTCGCGGTTATCTCTATCCATCATGCCACCACCAGAATTACTTATTTCATAAGGCGGATCTGTCAATATCATATCAACACTACCATCAGGTATTTCTTTCATTCGCTCAAGGCAATCACCGTGCATTAACCAAGGTTTTAATTGTTCTTTTTCTAACTCTGCTAGCCTTTCGTTTTCGTAGTGCATTTTACTCTCCTGTATTTAATTCGTGCAACATAACAAGGTTTTCAGGTCAGACTGCCAACAGTTTACTCGTTCCTCGCTGCCTTTTGTCAGCAGCCTAAAACGAGGTTAGTGTGCCTTTGCGCCAAAATGTTCTTCAGCACAGGTTTTGCAATACCAAACTTGGCAATATAAACATCTATAAGCATAAATCAGCTTTATTTTTTTATGGCAACCGCACTTAACTGTTGTTTTATCTGCTGCCATACCCCATCCCGCCTGTTCTTTTATCATTGCTAATTGAAATGATAAAAACTTAAATTTTTCTTCTCGCTGCTCTTCTGTTGCATTGCTTTTATAAATAGGCAAACTAACAACAGGCTCAATCGGACTTGCTACAGCTGGTTGTTTTTCATCTTTCATTGTTTTTTCTACCTTATTTATTCGTTGTAATATTTGCGCTCATAATCCGCAAGCGCGGTTAGCCTAAAGGCTATAACAAACCATTAACTTGCTTTAATAATTCAATTTCAGTACCAAATTGCGCTTCAAATGTTTCTTTACCTGCATGAATTGCCACACCATGACCACCAAGTCTATGATGTATTGAGCATAGACCGATAATTTCAAAATTACTTGACCTTAAACCCATACCACCAGAATTTATATGATGAACTTCACATGGTAATTGCTCAACCCCCATGTTTCTGCAAACAATACAACCAAGAGCAACAACCTTTTTAATGTGCGCCTTTTCATCTGGTGAGTGCTGCTTGTTTTTAGAAAACTTATTTTTAGTTGGCTTATATAGCATAGCTCGTTCAATTTTCTTTAAATGCTGCTTACGGGCTTTTTCCAATTGTATAGCTTTATACTCAGGACTTTTAACTTTGGCAAGGTTGCGTTCACGCTGCCTATATTGTGCGGCCTTTGCCTTTTCATAAGGCGTAAGTTTTGGTGTTTTGTTTTTAGGTATCATTTGTTCACCTTAGATAATTCAGCTGAAAATACCTGGTTAGCTAAACGCATTGCTCTATTATTACGTTGAACTTCATTAGGCCATTTTAAACCTTCTTCAAATGCTTTACGCGCTAGTGGTACTAACTCCATATAACGTGAAGTACCTAGTTCACGCCTACAACGAGCATGAAAGGCTTTATCCGCTTTTGTTGCTAATTCGCTATAAGTTACACTCATAATTAAACCTTGTTTATAACCCAAGCCAAAATAACAAATGAAGCGGTGACGTTAAAGCCAACACAACAAAGTACAGTTGAAACTGTGGCAAAAATTAAATCTTTCATATTATTAACCTGTGTAACTTAGTAATTGATCAACTGCATTCTGTGCTTCAGCTTCATCTTTAAATGAACGACTAAGAACAAACCGCCAACATACATTAAATACAGCTTTATAAAGGCTGTTAAATTCAATTTCATCCATTTTAGCAAATGATATTGAACGCCTAACCTTTTTAATTCCGCTTGGAACTCTTACTTCATCATAGTAACCAGCTTGAACAACCATATCTTCCCAAAACGGATCAAAAGCATTTTGAATGTTTTGTATTTGGCTTGTTCTCTTTTTAGCTGTTGCCTTGATGAATTCACGGCCCCAATCCAAAAGAACACCAGAATTATTTGATTGATTATCTAATTCAACAAACACTTCTTTTAATATGTTCTTTTCATCATTCGTTAACACACCAGAACTAGGTTCATAGTAATCAAACGCAAGGTTTAACAAGTTAAAGAACCTTTTGTGAAAGTTTGGGTTTCTTACCTGCTTACAATCAACAGAGATAACACCGCCTAACTTCCACTTATCATAAACTTCTTTGTCTGCTTCAGTATGTGGAAGTAAACCAGCTTTCGTTTTGATAAACATTAACTTTGCCATTGCTAAACCTTTGTGTCGTTGAATTACAAACACTATAGCACAACCAATTAAAGAATTAAAGAAATCTTTATTTCTTTATGTGAATTTGCATGATGTTGAGCGAATACCACTTATAAAATCACTAGCTGTTGAAATCATTTCATCTTGTGAAGGAATGGTTTTGACAACGTTCTGGTATGGCCTTTCAACACCAAGTAAACCAACTAAGCTTTCATCAGCTTCACGCTCTAACTTAGCAAAGCGATCATGTAATTCTGAATCACTTATAACTTCAACTGGAAAATCTAACTTATCTTGTACTTGTTGCATACAAACCCCTAATAAATGTTTAATGTGTTTTGTAGTAATGGATCAAATGTTTGTTGAACTAATTCATCTTCACCACGATGCGAGTAAATTAATTGAATAGCTTCTTTGCACTTTTGAATAACCTGTAAATGTGCATCATCATTTGATTGCATTTGTGCTTCTAATTCATAAAGCTTTTGTTCGCGTGATTTTAATTGGCGAATATGTTTACTGAATTGTTCAGCAATTTCTTCACAAACTTCAAAATTCTGACCATTAATACCAATCATGAACGCTGTTTTGTCTGCACCAGGTTTAGCCATATCAGCACCTAAAACCTTTCTATCTAACATACAATCAGGATTGTGTTCGTCGTGACCATGACAAAAGGTACAATAACCATCAACAACCCTGTAAAACTTTTCTTGCTCGGACATTATAAACCCTTATTGCGTTATGGTTAGTTTACTAACCGAATGGTGTGAAAGGTTGACTTTCTTCACTATCCAACCAATCTTGTTCACGGCAATTATGACAAACATCACTTACACCTGTTGAATCTTCACCACATCTTGGACAAGTACCAACATCATCAAAATCTTCACACATGTTAACCATTCTTTATTTTGTTAGCGCATGAAGGGCAGAACCGCGCACTTCCTGTAAATGGTAAGCAAGTTGTTATTGCTAACTGCTTGCAACAAGAACATGGATTTAATTCAAGATTGCGTTCTTCTTTAAATTTAAAGTGAAACCCAATGTAAAGAGACAGTAAGCCAACAAACAATAAAAACAGTAAAAAACCTATCGCTATATTTTCAATCATGATTCCACCTTTGAACTATTCGGAATACTAAACTGTTGTATATAGTGCAACAGTTCAATTAATTAATTAATCAAATAAATAGTGTTCATTAACTAAATCTTTAGTATCAGGAACGTAAACCTGACTGTGAACTTTCTTTAAATTATCAAACCCATTTTCTTTATTGAATTCCATGAAAGCTTTCAAAAACTCAATATCTCGTTGTAAGTGGCCCAACTGCTTTCTTTTAAGGAAAACTAATTGATCATAAGCTTTTTGTTCAGTATCAAAAGCAAAGCGGCTATTTATTTTAGCTATACGCTTTAATTTAACACCACGCCTTTTAAGTGACTGATACATTGTTTCACCATCTTGAATTGAAACATTTGCATATCCACACTGCCATTCAGCAATACAAAAGTGAAAGCATTCAGTTTCATGAACAGAATGATATTTATCTGTCCATATTGATAAACCACCTTCAGTTGGTGTTAACTTCATGTGATAGAAAACTTTAGCTGACATTTTGAACCACCTTTACCGCTTGGCCTCTGTCACCAATCTGTAAACTTAATAACGCAACACTATTATCACCATAGTTCACGCCCCATTGACGATGAATTGTTTCTTCACCTGGTCTATATTCAATAATTCCTGATTCACCATCAGGATGCTTGATAATATCACCATCAAATAATTCATTACCTGCATAATCAGGCCAAGGGCATTTTTGCTTGTGATCAAATAATTCAGGGTTAGAAGTGTATTCAAAGATATAACCACCAGTTTTATCATTTATTTCTTCACGCACTAAATATCCTTTACGGAAAAGATTGTTTAATTGTTGTGAAGCATTCTGAACACAAATGAAATACTGATCTGCTATATCGCGGCTGGTTGCTTTTTTGCCATCCAAATACTGAATCAATTCAAATTGGCGCTTACTTATTGATAATTCTCTTAACTCTTTATAGTGGTTAAAAGCAATCTTCATTAGTTCTAACTTGGACATTATCACTACCTTTTTTAGTTCTATTTGTGGAAAATTCGCACTTTGCGTTTTTTTCAGTTTTTGTTAAAAATTCCGATTTGTAAACCTTTTCCGAAGTGTGGAATTATTTGTCACTTTTTAGTTTTTTAATTTCAGACCGTATCATTTTGATGTAAGCCTTACGTTTAGGGGTTGGTAGGTAATTGAACAGCTTAATTGCGCGCTCTACTCTACCGCTTAAAACTCTAGTTTCATTCACCAGGTTATAGGCTTGTGTTTTCTTTAACCCTAAAATATACCCAGCCTCTTGAGTTGTAAGATTATTTTCATCAATCCACTTGTTGTAATCTTCATTCGTCATTTTAACCAAATCCTCTTGAAAAAAGGTTTTTACTGCCTATTTGCACTAATACTAGTCCTCATTTCGGAAAACTGCAAGTGTTTTCTACAATTCGGACGAATACAAAATAAAATGTTAGTGTTCACAAACCGAAGCCTCGTTTACAAATTGGGTTTTAGCCTAAACCCCCAACACCCTTGTAGCATAGGTTTTAACTGGAAATTTGATCTTTATTCACATTTGCCAAAATTAACGAATTTACAAATCGGACTATTTCGGGTTTTTTGCTATATCACCATACTCCTATTAGATAACTGTTGAGTTTTAACTAAACCCTATATTATATCTATGCTACAATAATGCTTTACATTATACACGATCTAGCAACTGTATAGGTCTAAATTCTACAAACTAAATAAGGTTACATGATGATCAAAGTAAATCAAACCGTTATAGATAAAGGTATAGGAAACTGTATGCAAGCTGTTTTAGCAAGCTTGTTTGAAGTTGAATTAAGTGAAGCAATTAACGTTATGGAATTGCCTGAAGATAGTTGGCATATACCGTTCATTGAATGGATTGAAAGCGTTGAATATGAATATTCTGGTGTTATTAATGCTCACCCTGATACCAGGGAAACATTTAAGGCTTTAAATAGTGTTCATGCTATTGATGGTTACTTTTATGGTGTCGTACCAAGCAAAACATTTGAAGGTGTTAGTCACGCGGTAATAATTGATAGGGAAGGAAAGGTTGTTCATGATCCCAACCCTAATAAAAAATGGGAAGGGATCAATGTTGTTGTTACTGGTGACTTAGTTTATTGGTATTTATTTGAACCTAAGAATGGTTTTGTTTACCCTAACTAATCTTTATTTCTTTAAATCTTTACTAAATAGGTAGACGTGGTATTTCTCTAATGCTTGCCTTTTCTTTTCAAATGCATGTGTCTTAATATAAGTTTCATCAAGCTTTGATAAGGCATGGTTTAACAGCATTTCACCAATAATATAATCAACGCCACTATCTAACCAAATGGTTCTGGCTAACTTTCTAAGATCATGTGCTGTATACTTTCGTTTTGATATTTTCTGAACCATTACATTTGCAGCACTTTCAGAAATATAATCACTTCTTTGTGTAGGAAATAAATATTCACTTTTGCCAATAGTTCTTATTTGATAGGTTTTGTATTCTTTTAACATACGCTTGAAGCGCTTTGTTATTGGTAGAACTAATGCTGGTGATACTCCTTTTGTTATACTGGCTGGTAATGTCATTGTGTTATTTGTCATATCAAAATAACGCCACTTCATCATTCTAGTTTCGCCTATTCTGGTTCCATGCATCAACATAGTGGACGTTAACATTTTAACAAAGGTAATATCACCTCTAATACTTCTTAATAGCATAGGAACATCAACAGTGCTTAACGCTGAATCTTTTGGAAGTATCTTTTCTTTGCAAAAATCTTTAAATAACATTTCAGAAAGTGGATTGCCGTTTATTAGTCTTAATTCATTGGCCTGTTTAAATGCGCTCTTTAATACGCTGAATATTTGTTTAATGGTTGATGGTTCATGTGATTCAAGCATTGGCATATAAAAGAAAGTATCAATAAAACTATGATGGAGATCTTTTATTTTTACATCTTTGAATGTTGGCAATAAATGATTGTTAATAGCATTAGCCGTATTCTTTTTAGTTTGCGGTTTTTTCTTGGGGTTTTTCTCTGTGCGATCTAAATGCCAAGCGAGCAATTTATCAACCATTGTATAATGAACAGCTGTTGCCGTTGAATCATGTAAGTTAACTTGAAGTTTAACCAATATGTCAGGCAATGCTTTTTTAATGGCTGATGTTGAAACAATGGGCCAGTTACCTATTTTACGGTAATGTGTTTCACCATTCTTAAAAATCAAACCATACCAGGAACCTTTTGTTCTATCAGTTCTAAACCTAAAGATCAGCGGTAATGATTGATCTCTTATCTCAAAAATAGCCCTTTTTGAAATATACGTTTTGATAACCTTATCGGACAATGCAACAGTAAAAGACAAAATAAACCCCTTTAATTCTTTATTTCTTTAAATCTTTATATTATAGTTAGTTTCACAATAACAAACCAAAGGTACTTAACAATGAAAATAGCCGTTGTGAAACAAAAAGGTGGTACTGGTGCAAGTGCACTAGCAACCACATTAGCCGTTGAGTTAGCTAGACATAGGAAATCATCAACTTTACTAATTGATTTAGATCCTAACCAGCAAACCAGTGCAAACCGTCTTAAAATGCGTTTAACGAACTGTGACGATATACACAATGAATCGTCATTATATTTCAAAACAATCAATGATGGTAAAAAAGCCGTGAAAGAATCTAACGACTATTTTCACACTGTTTTTGATGGAGCAGCAACAGCAAGCCTTAGTACAGGTATTATATCACAAATCAGTGATCTAGTGCTTATACCCACTGGCTTTAGTAAGGATGATTTAGATCCAAATATTACTTTAGCTTATGAATTAATGGATGCTGGTGTTCCTTGTGAAAATATTTATATTGTTTTTAGTAATGCTAGTGGCACTTATGCTGAAAAGCGTGAAGCGTTTAAATATTTAAAACAAACCGATGTTAAATTTCTTGAATTGGTGATAAACAATAAACCATGTTATAGGCAAGCTTTAAATTTAGGTAAGGTATTAACTGAAGTTTCTTTTCCTGGGCCTAAGAAAAAAGCTAAACAATTAATATGTGAATTATTTTTAATGAGAGGCTTAGATTATGAGTAAATTAGGTGAAGCGCCAAGGCGTGGCTTTAAAAAAAATATGCTTAAGGCTAATTCGCCGAAGGATAAAAAGTTAGTAAATTTTGAAGCGACTTCTGATCAAGTGAAAATATGGAAGAACTTTTGTACTGACAATAACGTTTCAATGAAGGAATTATTTACTGAAGGTGCAAAGCTTTATATAGAGCAAAAAGAACAAGGGAATGTTTAGGGGTTTACATTTATGTAAACATTAGAAAGAAAAAAGCCCTGTGGTAAGCAGGGCTGTAAAACAACTAAGGTTTTAACAATGTCCACAAAGAAGATTAACGAACTAAACGGGTTAAGTCTAGCTAATTTGATTAAATTACCTAAAAACATTCTTAATTCATACCTAAAACATAAAGGGATAAGGATTAGCGATCAAATATTAGGTTTAGCTTAATAAATAAAACAAAGCCCTTAGTTTATCGCTACGGGCTTTTATCTTTCCAACTCTTTAAAACGATTCATAAACCTTTCATAAGAACGCTTTTGATCCCACACTTCACTAACTCGTAATATTTTATTCATTGGTATATGGTCCAAGTTATAAAATGTTTCATCAGTTCCAGGCATTAATAAATCACGCTCAGCTTTCAACATTGTAAGATCAGCTGTTTTTATTTCTGGTGGTAATGGGTGCTTTACCCCAAATGTTTTGAATAAAGCAATTTCAATAATGCTTTCTATTTTTTTATAATCAGGAAGTAAATTTTTAAGTGGTGTTGAAACGTCACCAATTATTGCTTCAGCACTATCATGCATCAATGCATCATAAGCTAAATTATCAGGAACCAAGTAGGAACAAAGCACTGAATGTTGTGCAACTGAATAAAATTCAGCGGTATGACCATTGAAACGACAAAGGTTTGATAATGACCAAGCGATAGTTTCAATTTTTATTTTGCTAAAATTAGGGTTTAATAAATCAATGTACTGATCTTGTTTAATGTGAATTAGGCTTTTCATTACTTAATAACTCCCAACGATGAAAAAACTTCTTTGAACAAATCTTTTCTTGGTCCAATGTAAGTAATAATTGAACCTTTCGTTACTTGGTTAGTTTTGTGACCATTACTATCATTGTATTGTGTTCTACCATTGATAAAACAAGTGACACCAGCGTTCAATAATAACTGACACCATTTTTCGGAACTGTTGCAAAACGTAATATTGAGTGATTCTTTTACGTTACCCACTAAATGCTCAGACAATAATTTTTCAATCCAATCAAGGTTACTTGGAATATCTTCAGTTATACAATGGCCCCTGGTGATCAAATTGCCTTGCTTGTACTTTGGAATACAATTTTTCTTCTTGCAAATTTTCTTACGGCCTTTTTTCGGCTTACAAGCTTTTTCACCTTTGGTAAACGGGTGATTCATCCAAAGTTTAGCGGCTATCCAAGGTTGTTCTAAACCATTTTGTTCTTCAGTGAAATATTCTTTAGCCTGAACCGTTGTGTTAGCCAACTCACAAGAAGCTGGATCCAGATCTATTTCACTAAACATTTTATGAACCAATTCTATAATTTCATAGTTGGTATAGTATTCAACGTTTCCACTGTCTTGATTTATTAATTTTGAATTGTTCATACATCACCACTTTTTAAACGATTTGATGCTTCACGCGCTAAATGATGCTTTGCTTTTAGTTCAGGATTTTTAAGAATATCTAATTGTTCAATAGCAAATTCAACTTGCTTATCTAATTCAAGTATTCTTTGGCTTGCTTCAACTAATGCTGCTGATTGAACATCACCTTTAAGTTCAGTGAACTCTTTGGCTATTATAGCAACCGCAACAGAAAGAATTTTATTATCAGTTTTTTTCATTTGTGCAACCTTACAATCATTGGTTATCAATCAAAATCAAGGCTCCATTTGGTGATTGAATCCAAACCTTCAGCCGCATAAGCCTAGGAGCAAAACTAGTATAGCAAAGAAACACAAAAAATAAAATTTATCTCCTTGTTGCTAAACCGATGCGAAGCATCAACCCCGTAGGGTAATCCCTATAATAATAAAACCTAACCTATGTGGTCGAATGACAAAAGGCTATATCAACAAGTGTCTTTATCTAGCCCCTAGCGAAGCTAGGAAATGGCTAGGCATTTTATTTTTTAAAGTTATCACCGTTATTAACAGAATATTGATGCACTATAACAATGTATTACTTCTTAAATATAGAACCTGTGGTTTTGCGCTTAGTAATTCCTTGTGTGCAGATAATGTTTTAATCCCGTTTGCACTTAACAGTGAATAGTGGTGTTTTTCACCCTTTGCCTGTGGATAACTTTTCATAACTTATGCTTTACCTTAGTTTTTACTTTTCCTGTTGCTTGTTTTGGTGTTGATAAGTCTGTTTGCTTTTCTTTAGATGTGACAAAGCCCCCGAATAAATCAGGTTCTTTTTCAAAAGTTTATTTAGTGTTTAGTGTCTGACTGATGAAACAGATCAACGCCTATAGCGTTCATACGCTGCCATGTAAGCTTGCTAAACGCCTCATAGCTCATATCGTGTATTTGATCAGGATCTTGCTTCATAAGTGACTGTGCAACATCATAACGCCTATCATCAATTGACTTATTAGCAAGTTTAGCTTTTATTCTTCCAGCCCTTGCACCATGCTTTCTACTTTCCCACGCTTTCATAAAGATCATGTTTTTCTTTAATTGGCGAAGTTCACGAATAGTTGGCATTTGACCATCAGTGATCAAACCTTCTTGCTTGGCAATAAATAACTGATCACGTTGATTGTTAAGGCTTTCTAAGTTAGCCCCACATATTCTATAAAACTGATCTGTTAACACTAATATTTTAGGGAACCATATTCCATTGGTACGATCCCAAACCATTCCGGTTCGTCCTGTTTTATCACCATCACATTGAACATAAGCCAAGCCAAAGCGGATCATTACATCATCAATAAAGCGGCTAACGCGGCAAACAGGAACCTTTGATTTGGTTTTTATCTTTACACCATTATCATCTTCAGTAATTGAATATGATAATTCTTCAGCCATTTGTTCAAGGTTAAGTTCAATAATGCCTGTCACAAGATCATGACGATTTAAGATAAGCTCAAACATTGCTTGCATAAATGTTCTGCGGCAACGTTTAAAATCACGCTTGCGCCCCATAACAGAACGCAATTGAACGAATAGAGGATCACGCGATACATCACGCTTTTTTAAGAAATTATACGTTTTACCAAGTTCACCTGGTAAGTTTTTCCAGTGTGCAGGACGTTGCCACACTGGATTAGTGTTTATACAATTGGACATTGTAGTTACCTTTTTATTTACCGTTTGCTTTATTTAAGATGGTGAATGTGTGTTAGCACCTGCACCATCATTCCATGTTGAATTAGGGTTTGATCCTGTAGCGTATACAGGCTTGTTTGCTGTTGAATCAAAAACTTTTTTACCTTCCCATTTGTTTTGTGTGTTAATACTGTCTGATATATCACTTAATCTAGTACCAACCATAACCTGCCCCAAATCTTTAAACCGAGAGGGGAGTACAGCATACAGAGTTTCTAAGCTTCCGACGTTCGGAGCACGAATATCATTAATATCTTCTAACGTTGGACCACTGTTTGTAAATGTTCTAACACCATAAAAGTAATTGTCCATTGTGTTGATACCGGTTACATAAAACTCATCTACAAAACCCCCAATCCCGATACCAAGCTGATAACTGGACGTGGGAGTACCTAAGTCCACAAAACTATTAGACCCTATATATACATCCCTTACCGTACCATTTGAATTATTACCAACAAAACCAATAGCCCCGTCTACCACAGGACTTGCTTGCATGTAAGTCTCTCCGTGATTGCCACGAACCGTAACATGCTGAAATCCACCTTCAAACCCGTGCAGTATTATAGCGCTGCTCCAGTATCTAGATGTGTTGACACTGTTGATATGGTTATCCGTAATAAATAAACCCTTGAATGGGAATCTTGCGGACTGCCATTGGTTGCTAGCATAGATAGCTTGGAACTTGTTAGCTCCCGTTAGACCAGCTTTAATAAAATTATTATGTATAGTTATCTGCTCGCAAGGTCCGTTTTGAGCCGCGGTACTTATACCTCTAGTATCTACCCTGATACCAGTCAAATCTGCAGCCAGAGTAACCGCGCCAACTTCGACATCCTCAATCTGATTTAGCTCTATGACAACATTACTACATGAGTTAACTCTTATAACAGAGCCATAAGAATAGAACCCTTTAAATTTGTTATTATATACCACTATGTTTTTGTTACGTACACCACCCCCTGCTTGCTGCGACTGGATATTAAGCCCCCCACCCCAAAACACGCCATTAGGAAGTCCAAGTTGATCACAATCACATAAGGTAATAAGTCCGCCCTCTACACCCGACTCTAGGTTTAGCGGATACCAACCGTTGTTTTTAAATTTAACACCAACCGAGCTAAAGGTGGTGCAATCTCTAACAAAATAACCAGCCCCTGATGTGTTTTCAAGAACACTATAATCGTACGTGACCCTGTCAACGTTGTTGGAGTATAGGGCGTGAGATACTATTAAGTTACTAGAACCAGTATTTCCGTCGGAGTAAAGCCAATTATCTACCTTGACCTTTATGGTGTGGTTTTTGTATTTGGTAGCCCCCGAAGTTTTACCCGAGTAAACAGCGTACTTATTACCTGTTGATACTGTTACAAAGTCACCTCCATCAGCATCAATAGAAAATTCAATGTCCACATCATCAGTTTCAAATGCCAAAACCCTTACCTGTCCAACACCTAGATCGGGAAAGATTTTAAAACTATTACCTGGCTTATAAACCCAAGGCGTAGTGATTAAGATTTCTTTTGTAATTCTAGCTGTTCCAAACACAGATTCAGGTTTTGTTGTTCCATTAGCCCAAGCAATAAATGCATCAGAATCATCTGTAACACCATCTAAAACCAAACCAAACTGTTTTGCATTTGCTGTTTCTGAATTTCGTAACTTTACTTGAAGTGGTAAAGAATCATGATCATATACATCATAAATACTTGCACCAACGGGAAATGTTCCTGCTGGAAAGTAACCCCATACAGAATCACCACCATCACCTATTGAATTTCTTCCTGATAAGCGCACAGACATTCCGTTTTCAACATCTGTTCTTGATCTGGCATCTAACAAGTTAGGTGAATGTTTTGTTGTTACTTGAAATTTATCATCTACATAAAGAACTGTTGCACCTGTTAAATCTGAAGTTATATCACCTTTTCTTAAGGGTTCTGTATCACCACCAGGAACAGGAAGGTTTAAAATCCTGTGGTTATTCATATCAATATCTTGCAACATTTTATTGTTGCCACCAAAACGGTTTAATGCTTTGTTTAAATATTGTTGAAGGATCATTATTAATTTATCAAAAACAGTTTCATGAACTGAGGCGTTGAAACGCCCTTGATTTCTTATTGATGCAGTTTGCGTTAAAGGTAATTCACGGGTAATAATTAAGGTGTAGTTTGTTGGTAATGGTGAACCAGAAATTGGATAATTTATCTGCCCACCATTTCTTTTTTCGCCTAGTGGCAAAGTGTAATCAATATCTTGTGTTAACGGTGTTTCAACACCGTTTGAATCAAAGATAGAAACAAATATTTCACTATCATTAAAAAAAGGAAAGTTAAACGGGAAAACCGTTGTTGAATCATTCCCGTCATATTCAATATTATTACTTGTGGTTTCAACGGTCATTTTATTATCTCTCGTTAGCAGGTCTTGCAAACATTAAATCATGCGTGAATTCCCAAACATCTTCTGGTTCATCTTGCCCTGTCATTATATCATAAATATATTCGCCAGTTATCCAGCCTTGTCTACCTGGTAAAGCACCCCAATAACTAGCGGCTAATACTGCGGCTTTAACATCACTCTTTGTTATTTCTTCACCAGCTGCGGCTTTGAATGGTATTTTAACAGCTTTAACGGTCTTTTCAAATGCATCAAATGCTGGTGATGCAGTGTAACCGTATGGACCTAAACCATTAACCACATCGCGCACACCTACCACTGACATAAACGGGTACATACCGACATGTTTTGCTGCCCAAGGTAGCCAATCTTCATCTTCATCAGGAAACCTTGAAGCTGCCATTTCACCAAGTATTGCTGGTGCCATCCATAAAAATATAGAACTTGCAGCCAATTGCGGAACACTTAAATCACCTTTAACAAACTGATAACCACGCTTTTTCAATAGGTTAAATAGTACATTAAAATAACTATAGAACATAGTGAACAATTTAAAAGTGTTTGAACCGCGCTGTATTTGCGCTAAATCCTTAATATTACCAGCTGATTGAGTAACACGAACCGTTCTATCTGCATATTGAATAGCCGCATTTTCATCACCCTTTGAAACGTTATCAACTAAACCATCCATAGCTTGACGATAAGCACCTAACCAAGTAGGCATGGCAACACCCATATCAAGTAAACCTGTCATATAGAAGAACGATTGCCTAACAGCATCCATTTTACCTTCTTTTTCAATACGCTTGATTGTGTCTTTTATATCACGGTCAAAAGTTTTTTGTCTGTTCTGCATCATAATAGAACGATCCATAACAAAATTATACTTGGCTTGCATTTTTGATTTACTACCGTAAAAATCAGTTAAACCTTGCCAAGCGGACTTAACACCAATTTCATCAACTGATTGCAAGTAACCTAATGGTTGAGCAAATGCGGTGGTAAACTTCCAACCCATATTAACAATGGTTGCTCCTGTTCTTGCTTTGGCAAATATTTCTTCCCAAGCACTAAATATTTGTTGGTTGTCTTGTGCAATACCTTGTAACCAAGGGCGAACTTGGCGGTACATTTGCTTACCTGCTGAACCCTCAATAGCCTTTTTAACACGTTCATTGTTAGTTATCTTGTCAACGTCCATTAAAGCGCGCCTATGCGTTAAATCATGGATAACGTTGTTCATGTGCCTACCAATAACATCTAATGTTAATTTTACTGGTCTACCTGCAAAATCTGTACGTTCAATGGTGTGGCCTTTTTTAGTGGCTGGTTTTGTGTAACTATTTTCAAAAAGAGATTGATTAAAGTTCTTTTCATCACGCTTAAATACATCCCAACTTAACGAAGAATCACCCACTATTGGGTAATAACCACCATTAAAAGTGCCATGTTCATTTTTTATTTTAGTTGGTAAAACCTTTTCAGGAGCAAGACCAGTTAAATCTTTTTGAAGTCGCGCTGTTTCAGGCCATAATTCATCAATCATATCCCATACGGCTTGTACAGTTTCCCAATCCTTTTTGTCTAACTTGGCTAAGATTCTTTGAATTTGAACTTCATTCCAACCATAACCATCCATTAATGCTTTTTTGTTACCTGGATTACCCGTATTTAAAGCAGCTGATAAAATAGCGGCTTTGTTCATTGCGCCAACGGTAGGAATGTTATATTTATCTGTGTACCACTTTGAGCGCTCTTTAGCGGTATAACGATCAAATATATCGGCGGTTTTTTTTGTATACTCACCTTGCATTGCTTGTTCTGCAATATCAGCATCAGCAAGTGGCTTAAATAATGTTCGCCATGCATCACCATTAGCTTTATAACCATCAAGAAATTCAAACAAAAATTCCATCTTGGTATGGTAAGCAACAAAACCACTAGCTTTTTCTTTTAAGGTATCAACAAATGTTTTAGCAAAGTTTGGTTCATCATCTTTAACTTTATAGTTTGCTTCAATTGAAGAAACAACTGAATCAACCGAACTTTCAAAATCACGTTCAGCCTGATCAGACAGTAATTTATTTTTAAAAGTGGCAATATGATCAATGTTTTGAACTGCATCTTTAAGACCAACTAGTTCTTCAACTGTTAAATCTTTCCAGTTAGTTACTAACGTTTGTTGAATTAATGATTCAGGAATATCAACAGTCCAACCATTTTCTTCTTGCTCAATAATGAAGCGTTCTAATGATTGACGTTTATTTAATGTTTTAAGTGATACTTTTCTGAATTCTGTTTTCTCTAACAATGAATCAATTTGCTCAAGATAATCACCACCAGCTTTACCTATTTTTTCCCTGGTACTTCTTTTGTTAAATTTATTAAGGTAACGAACTGCTATTTCAGTTTCTTGTGCAGCATCACGCGCAGCATTACCCATATAGAAATTTAGTATTTGACGTTGTTTAGCTTCAGCAGCTAAATCGAAGTCACCTGCTATTACTGCATCAATGGCTTGCTTTGCGGATTTACGTTCTGCCTGAACAAATAAGTTAGGATGAACATCACGTACTAATTTACGGTTAATAGCATTATTAGCAGCTAATTGCATTTGATCAGCTGGTGTTGCTTTTTGTGCATTACGTGAACGTTTACTTAATGCTTCAAACTCTTTGTTTAAAACTTCAATTTGTTTAGTGTTGTGAACAGATTCCATTGCTTTAACTGGCAATGTACCATCGGTGTTCATATCACCGAACTTTTCACGCATACGTTCTTGAACGGTAGCATCAAACGCATCTTTATATTTTGGCGCGTTAATAATATCTTGAAGCATTTGATCACCTGAAGAATAACCAAACAATATTGCTATATCATCTTGATGCGCTCCACCTTCAACAGTATAAACATACGGGCGCGGTAATTGTTTAAGGAAAGCAGTTCCGTAACGATCAACCAATGCCTGTTTATTTATTTTTTTATGCTCCATTCCTTCAGGCAATGGACCTTCTACAAACTTGCCATGCTGAAGATACATTAATGATTGATAAGTTGGATTCTTTGAATATTCTATTGTTACTTCAGCTTCAGTTTCTTCTAATGCATCAGACCACCACTTAGTTTGCTCACGCTTCATTTCTTTGTACTGATCGTTGTTTACTTGTGCATTTGCTTCTTCTTTGGCAAGAATGGCATCTTTGCGGTAATTGGCAAATTCTTCATCCGTAAAACCTGCCTGTTCAGCACTTTCAAATAAACGGTCATAATACATTTGATCGGACGTTTCACTAATTTGTTCATCAGTAGCCAGTAACCTATCAAAAACTGCACGAATTTCATCATTAATAGGAGCATTAAGGTTTTTAACTGAACGGTAAATAGCGACTAACCAAGCCCTGAATTTAGCAAAGGCTGTTTGAAGCTCTTTTGATGGTGCTTTACCTTCGCGCAAGTATGCCTCAAAACTACGGGCAAACTGTTCATGCTGTTCTGTTTTAAGATCACTAATGTCTTTTAACCCAAGCCAATCAGCAACAGTTTTTAAATCTGATTCAATGCTTGCACTCGCTTCACCACGCGCCAAAAGATCTTGTAATATTTCTAAATATAAGTGTCCTGACTCATGAAGCATTGTTGATAAATTAGCTGAATCAAAGAAAGTTATTTTAATTGGCTCTTTGGCTAAGTCTTTACCAAATTGAATTTGACCACGTTCTTTTTGTGAAAGTATGTTTGGTGATTCTGAAAAATCAGGATCAAATGCTGCATTAACTGAACGAATCTGTGAGGGTTCAAACACTGCACCTTGCGGATATGTTTCATCTAATAAACCATCAAAACCTTGTGATTTTGCATATTCAGCTTTTTCACTTTCAGATAAAAGACGGAAAGAATATTGCTTTAATTGCTGTTCATTTAATGCTTTTTGTATTTTAGGATCAATATCTTCATTTATCGGTAAAGCTGAAACAAATTCATTAAAACTATCACGACCTTCAATCACTAATGGTTTTTCAAGTTTTATATACGTTGGCATTATATTAGCTGAACCACCAAGTTCAGCGGCTCTATTGGCGTATTTTTCTGCGGTAGCTGGATCTTTAGTTATAAATATACCTTCACCAATATAATCACCGCGATCTTCATTCCTACCAAATTCACTTAAATTAAATTCACTAATGTCTGAAGCGGTTCCATAATACCAAATTGTTTCTGTATCAAAGCCCATTTCACGCGCTCTTTCTAAACGCGCTTCTTGGCTCATATCTAAACCTTTAGCAACTGAACGTGACCATTCTAAAGCTTCACCTACTTGATCACCTTCATAACCTGTTTCTTGCGCTTGCTGAAGAACCGTTTCATCATCAATACTAACTTCATCACTTTCAAGCAAGGCTTTGATTTCTTCATTGCTCATAGTGTGAATATCAATACCTGTACGTTCTAGGTAATCTTGAAATTCTAATAATGATTGGCGTTCACCAATTAAATTCTGTTGGCCTTGTTGTTCACTGAATACTGGATCACCCGAAAGTTCACGGTCTATTGCTTCAAGCACTAAATCAGGATCAGCAGCCGAAATATAACCTTGTTCAAATAACTGATCAGAAATTCTATCAAGACTTAAACCTTCTTCTTGAATAGCACGTTTTTGGAATGGTTTTAAATCAGCATCAATATCACGAGCGGCTAATTCGCCACCTTCATCATAAATTCCAACCTCACGAATTCTATCAATGATTGAAGCACCAAATGCATCTTGCTGTTTTGGCACATCATCTTCACGAATACGATTAATGATCGTATCAAGGTTAATATCATACATACCTGCTTTTAGTTCTTCAGGTAATTCACGCTTGATAGATGGCCCGTAACGTGTCCAAAGTTTACTAACTTCAATTCCTGTACGTTCAGCCAAGGTGTTAAATACTGATTGCATTTGAATAGCGCTGGTTTCTGAATCAACTTCACTCATACCAGTAGCTTTTAATTGTTTAACTAGATCATCCATAATAAATTGTGAAGGATCTTGCTGATTAATGGTTTCAGTTGCACTTGTAATCATATCTTGAATGCGTTGTTCATTTTCTTCTTGCCAAACACGCGCTTCTTTAGGTGTCATTTCTTCAGGATGAAAACGAGCATTATCAAGTAAATCATTATGATATTCACTCGCGGCTAATGTATCAGCATAAGCTTCAAGCGGAATAACTAAATCAGTTTGTGTCGCTATGGCTTCACGGTATGCAACACCATTATCTCCCATAACTTGGGCGGCAACTTGTTCAGGATCTAAATTTTTACTTTGAAAATACGTTTGCCATTCTGGTGATGTAACCATCACATTTTTAACAGTGCCATTTTCTTTTATATTTTTAACTAATTCACGGAACTTTTCAGGAACACGTTGTTTTGTTTTTGAGTTAGCGCTTAATTCACCAAGGCTTTCCATCATAGCTTTGTTTTTATCAGCCTTTTTAACTTTGGTGTAATCAATGGCTAAATTTGCACTTGGGCCTGGTAAACCTAAAAGAACAGCAGCCTTTAATGAAGTATCAGCTGTTTGTAATATCCGTTCACCATAATCACCAACATCAGCCTGAACAAAATTACCTTCATAACCTTTTGCCGCTTCACCTGCGATCATGGTTACAAGCTCTTGTGCAACATCGGTTAATACTTGTGTTGAAACTAATGTTCCATAACGTTTACCAAAATCTGTAAATGCTCTTAATACATTAGGGTTTTTCAACGCTTCTTTAACTAAAGCCGTTCCACCTTTACCAAGTATTTTATCAGCACCAGGTATTGATTTAGTTAATGCATCAAATGAAATTAATTCAAGGCCAGAATTAATTGAACCAGCGGTTATTGCGGCAAGCTTGGCAACTTCATCATCAAGTGGTTGATCATTAATATCACGGTAATCAAGAAATTCATCATAAGCAAAACCTGTTTGCAATGAAAATGATTCTTGTAATGCCCCTGCTTTCCAACCTAAACCTAAACCCGTTAGTGTTGCAGCTGGAACCGTTACTATTTCTTCAGGTAATGCGACTTGCGGCCCCATTTGACCAACAGCTAAAGCACCACCACCAAACGAAACACCACCAGCTAGTGAAGTCCAACCAGCTGTTCTTGCTGTTTCAATTAATTGTGGCACTTGCTTTGAAGCTTCAAGTAATGATTCTTGAAGCCAACTATCAGCACCAAAATTACTGTGTTGATCTACTTTTAGTTCTTCAATTAAAGATAACTGATCATCAGTTAATTCACCTTTGATTTGCTGAAAACGCAAACGAGCTAGATCAATTTGATTATAACCTTGCTTAAACGCTTTCTTTGGTGCTTGAAACAACCATTCTAAGCCAGTTAATGATTCAGTATCATCATGTGAAAGCTTGGCGTTATCTTCATTCTGAAGGTAGTTTGAAACTATCGGTGATTGTTGTCGAAATTGTTTAGGATCAAAATCAGCACGTTTTGATTCCTTTTCAATATCATCTAAATTTCTGGTGATTAAATCGGTAGGTAAGCCAGTTCTCATTTGTTGTTTAAGAACTCGCGCTTGTTGATCAGGATTAGTATTTTGAGCAATGTTTAATGAAGAAGTTAGTGTTGTATCTTTTTGTGCGTTTGCGTTTAAATGCCAATCTTCAAAATCAGATTTTTCTTCTGAATCTAAAACGCTTTGTTCAGGTTTTCTTATTGTGTTTTTTTGATACCAATTGTCGAAGTCGGACATTAATCTTCACCATTTAAAATACGTTGAACTAGCTCTACATCATTCAATAGCCTAGCTGCATAAACGCGCTGAACTCTATCAATTGTAATTGCAACACCGTTACTAGTTAACAGGTTTTTAATAGAATTAACGCTTGATACTGGCACTGATTCATAAGGCACATAAGATTGACCTTTTTCATCTGCCAAAACTTCATAAGGAAATTTAGCCTGGTCTGAACCAAACCAACTTTCGTTTTGTATTTTAACAGTTTCAAGAACCATTTCATCAAGTATTTGCTGTTGTTCGCTGCCCGTTGATTTCTTACCTTTGATACGTTCAAATTCTTCAATGCGGCTTGCCGCTTCAGTTTGAAACTTTCCATAACGTTTTGCTTCATTACTTTCATATTTTGAAGGTGATTTTCCAGCTGGAAGAATACCAGCAGAAACGGCAACGTTTTTTGTTCTATCTTTAAAGGTTAGTGTGTTAGCAAGATCAGGATTTCTTTGCCCGTTCTTCATTGCGGTGATCACGCTTTCTTGTTGTGAAAGCATTGATTGATAATGTGTGTTACTTAACTGTGAACGGTGATCAAGCATATTAACTTCAGCAAGTTTGCTTGGTTCCATACTGTAAAGCTTGGTGAAAACTTTCCAATCAGTTACTGGTTCAACACCAGCTTTAACTTGTCGCGATCTGGTTTCTAATGAAGAACGTTGTTGTGCTGTTAAGTTAAGCCAAATATTAGGGGGAATACCATCAACACCAGCACCGCTTTCAATTATATCAGCTGAAGTTTGCATATTTTCTTTTTGCGCTTGCGCTTTGGCTGCATCAATTTCAGCATAGCGGTCTTTTAAACGTTGAACTGTTTGATCACGAACTTGAGGATCTTCAATGTTACGCGCCTTTTTCAATGCCTGATCTTCAGGTAACGCTTCATTCATTATTGCATCAGTGCTTACTTGTGACTTAGAACGTGTTTGACCTTCATTTACTGAAGCTTTTAAACGATTTCTAACTTCAGGCAATAACTTTTCTTCATACTTATTAAAGTAAGCTTCAGCACCATCATAGTTTTCATCAGCAAGCATTTTACTAATGACACTATCAAAGGTTGTTGATTCAGCAACACCAATTTCAAGCTTAATATCTTCAGCACTTTTACCTTGTAAATTACCTTGTGCATAAATTGAATCACGTTGGCGATCAACTTCTTGAATCACACGCTCTTCATCAGCATAATTATTTGTTGCGGCAAGTTGTGAAACAGCAATTGAAGCAACGTGTTGTTTTTGCTTATATGCTTCAACTTCACTAACTTCATGGCGCATAATAGATCGCTGTAAATCTTTTCTTCTATTATTAGCATTTTGTTTGAATGCTTGTTTTTGCTGCTCGTTGGTTAATTGACCTTCACGTTCAGCAACAAACTTATCAAAGTTTGATAAATAAACATCTGATTGTTCAGCCGCGTTTTTTCCCTTTAACTTATAAAATCCATTTTCACCATAAAGGGATTCATTTTCCCATTCAGACAAACCAGTTTCAGCTTCTTGTACTGCGGCAAGGTTCATTGAAGCTTGTTGTCTCACTGCTTCTTTCTGAAGAATATTTGCAGCTTGACTTGCTAAACCTGCACCGTAATCTTCACCTGTTCTTTCAACGCCAATAGTATTAACTTGGCCCGTTAAGTTTCTAGTTTTACGTTGTGGAATTGTAATAGCCATTAACCAACCCCACCGACACCGTAACCACTAGCCGCACTTGTTAAAACAGTGGTAAAACCTTTTCTTGTTGCTGATTTTTTTCGTTGCTTGGCGCTTAATAATTGATTAATCCCTTGGGCCTCTAACCCCATTGCTTGACGATCTGCATTGTTTAATATGGTCATTGATTCTAGCACACCAACTGCACGAACTTCCTCGCCAATATCAGCAGCCGTACCCGTTCCAACATCTAAACCACCAGCAGCTAATTGCGCTCTGTTCCTTGCTGCAACCTTTTCAGTTTCTTGGTGCGTTTCACCTGCTTCAATTGCACCAGCAGTTCTTACATTTTTAGCTTCTTGCTTGGCTTGTTTGTTTTTTTCTTTAGCTAGGTTTTCATTATATTCCGCTGCTTGCATTTCAGCACCAGCCGAAGCACCAGAAGCAGCACCAGCAGCAGCAGCCATCCACAAACCAGCACCAGTTACACCAGCATAAGCAGCACCAGCATAACCAGCACCAGCGGCAAGAATAGGGATCAAAGCGGGAGCGCACATATTTATATACCCATTGTAAAACGATGAAATAACATTTGATTAGGGCCATGTAAAACTGGACGTTCAATATTAAACCCTAACCACTTCAAAACTCTAATTGCTCTTTTGTTTCGAGCATCAACATAATTTTCTAATTTCTTATTGTACATTTTTATTAAAGAAAGTGCTTGTGGTGCTTCTTTCAATATTTCTTTTTTATGCTTATCTAAAACTGTTGTTCCTAACAACCAAGGGCAACCATGCCCTGTTAAAATATTAGTGGTACAAACACCACCAATAGCGGCTAATTCATCATTAATAAATATACTAAAGGCTATGGTTGATTCTGCAACTGATTTTTCAATCAATAAACAATGTTCAAGTACACTAGCCGCGTTTAGCTCTTGAACATCATCAGGGCGCATACTATCAACTAAATCAATAATATCACCACCATAAACTGGCCTGTAATCAGTTATATTCACTAATACCTACCTCTGGCATAATAGAAAGTATTTCTGTTTCAATTGGTCTATCTTGCACTAAATAAATTCTTCCTGGTCTTTCCCATTGACCTTCAACATCAATTTCTAAAAGCTCAGTTCTTCTATCAGGTGCTTGACCATAATTTTCATCTTCACGCGCTTTGTATGGATTAAGATTATCAATCATAGTACCAGCTTTTATACCTGTTGTATTTCTAGTATAAGTGAATACTTTATTAATGTTCTTTTTATTTGGCCTTGCCGTTTCACCTGAAGCTGATAATTCAATATCAAGCGTTTGTAATGATGAAGTATAAGGTAAGCCAATATGAACAACCGTTGCATCAAAAGCAATTTCAACCTTCCCATCAACAACAACAAAGTCACCTTCATCACCTGCATCAGCCATTACAGAAACAGTTTTACCTTCTAAATGATCAAGCCCTGAAAATTCATTAGCGCCTAAACCCCATTCAGTAGTGGCAATGTTTTGAATTGATTCAGGAACAACGCGCTGAATTTCACCAGTAACATTTACATCAGAATTAAAGGCCGTAATTAATACGGGCGTTTTCTGATCTTCAGTAAAGAATATAATAGATTGACCAACCATTTCAGCAGTAAAGTATGAAGCACTAGCAACAAGCGTTGCAACATCAGGGTATTCATAATCATCTGAACTAGTAATGGTTATGGTTGTTGTACTGGTATTTCTTCCATCATAAGTTAAACCAGAATCAACAAAGAACTGATCTTTTGGATCACTAAAGAAACGATCGCCAAATCTTTCAACAAAATTAACACCATCACGTTTTACTACGGCATAAACAGCATCTTGTGAACCCTCACGAATGCTATTAAATGAAATTACTTCTCCTTGCGTATCACCGCGACACCAACCCCAAATTTGTTGTTCTTTTAAATAAGTGAATACAGCAAATTCACCATCACTAAAGGCAACCCAAATTGTTTTGTATGGATTTTTAGCATAACACCAAGAAACAATGGTTCGACCTTCAAACATGTGTTGCGCTCGAACCGTCAAATCAATACCAACAAAAGCATCATTGGAAAAATCAAAACCTATATCACGAATTATTTGTTCACCATCTTGAACATATAAACCAGTTGAACCAGTGACAATTGGCCTTAACGGGCTTGAACCATCATAGCTTTGTATTCTTACGCTTGGTGGGTTTTCTGGTGTGATAACATCATTTGAACCTTGATTAATTGACCATACACCACCAGCCGTAAAAGCAAGTAATGCATTAAGAGGTAACATATGAAATATTTCATTTACTTGTAAACTGTTTACATCAAAGCGCATTGTATCATCAGCAAGCAATGGACGATTTTTAGAGAAATCAGGAAATGAATCGGTTCTACTCATCCATATTGTTTGTGGTAAAAATAGTGTTGCAGCAACAGTTAAGCGTTGTTGGTAATACGTGCCACATTGCGGATATTTACTATCTTCACGCCAAGGTTCAAAAGCCCATTTATACGTTTCACGTACCGTTTCTTTTTGGGAAATATCTACATCAACATCTGACAATGCCGATGCAAAATATGATGTTGGTGCAGCGGATAAAGTAACGGTATCAGTTGAAAAATTAATGGTCCATTGGCTAGGATAACTAAGTGTTATTGTTGAAGCATCATCATTATTTGTTAAAATAACAACAAAATCTTGTGTAAAATCACTTGTTGGTGCTGAAGGGGTATCAAGTAAGTATTCTGTTTGTGAAGTTTCGTTAGGAAAAGCCCAATCAATTCCAGCTTGAGTACCACCAATAACTGTTTCAGGCAGTGTATTAATTACCGTTCCAATAGCATTCATTGAATCTGAATAACTATCAATCCTAACAATACCAAAGCCTGAATGAATATAACGCCATAAAACACCAATTGCAGCATCACGATTATCATCAGGAACAAGTTCACCTGGCCCATCCCAAATATCACCTTCAAGGTGTGTTGGTGGTGTGTCACCTGTTTGTGCTTTTTCATTATTTAAAAATGGTGCTTCAACACACTTGTAATAATTACCTGCGTAATATGTAAGATCATCAACTTCAACATTCATTCTTTGCATCCAATGGCGAACTTCACCACTGGTTTGCTGATCTAAGAATAAAAGCTTACCAACAATGTTATCATTGAATGCATCAAAATTAGCTACCAGATTAACAGTGCCACTTTGATCGCTGGCATAAATAGTTTCATCACGATCAATGTTAATTGTTTCAAATGGTCCTCCTGAATTTTTAAATTCATCTAAAACCCAATTGGTAACACCAAAACGCTTTAATTCTTGAACAGGGTGATTTTTATGGAATAACGTTAATACATCAGCTGATTGTGTATAAGTAAGTCTTGAAAGCTCACTTGCTAAATATGGTGTTGCAACTTCAAGTGGAACTAACCCATCAAGAATATAACCACCATTAGAAATAAAACGAATATAGTTTTCACCAAATTCAAGCATGTAAGTTTGAATGGTAGAAAATGAAAAAGGTATTAGAACAACTTCATCATTTCTTTTTGCTTGGCCTATAAAACGAAAGCCTGAACGATTCTTTAAACCACCATGATAATTAACAAAGAAATTATTGGCATGTGCCAAACCTAAACGATAAGCATCAATATCTACACGACCAAATAAAGAAGGTGTAATTTCACCTGCGCTTAATGATGGTTGTTGAATTACAAGTGCCATTTCTACCCTTCTTTATTTCTTTAAATCTTTATATTAAGCAAGCCTTGAAGTAACTGATTCAGGCAATGGATAAAGTGGTGTATTCTCACCACGCGCATCTTGTGAAGATGCTTGCTGTATTAATGTATTGTACTGCGCCATTGCATTCTGGCCTAACTTTAAGCTTTGCGCTAATGGTGAAGCTAAGTAAGCAGCTAAACGCCAAGCAACAGTTTCCGCAAATGAACTTGTCCATAAATGCGTTTCTTCTACTCTACGAGTATAAAGAAGTTTAGCATTTTCACAATTAGTAATAATAGTTCTTGTTTTCTTATCTTTGGAAACACCTTTTTCAAAAGATGGTCTTAAATATTCTGGTGCGCTTGTTTCAGTATTACCATTTAAACCAGCAAAAAAGAATTCAGGATAATAGCGATAATATAAACCAATAGGGATATTAGGAATAACAATAGATCGCGGCTCTAAACAATCATCAGGGAATGCATAAATATAATTATAATCTGTTTCATCTTCTTCATCGGCAAGCAATGCTAATTCAACGACTTCACGCGCAAATGTCCAAGGGTAATCAGATAAAGCGTTATCACGCGCTAACGGATAGAATAAACGACATTGTTTAGCCGCTTTGCTTTCCTCAGTGGCAAGATCAACAATTTGTGTTGTTTGCCCTATATTAGCCAGTGCTATATTACAAATTATTGTTTCTGAATACATTATTAAATTCCTTACATAAAAGGGGCATGAAGCCCCTTTTATTATACACCAAGATTAATGATTAATTAATCTTCTTGTTCCTCACGAACTAATTCAGGTAACAATGCGGTAACTTCAGCGCGTGTTACTTTGAATCCAGCTTTTTCAGAAATAGCATTTAGATCTGGCAATCCTTTTTGTGTCCAATGCGTTTCTTCACCGTGATCAAGACTGTTAGCAACTTCTAATATTTTTGAATCTTTAACAGAACCATCAACATTAGCATCACCAGAGCCTTCAAAAGAATCATCTTCTTGTTCATCACGAACTGGTAGTTCTTCACCACGTTCTTTATCTATACGCTCTTGATCAGCAAGTTTTACAGGAATAAGATAATTAGGCAGTGCTTTACCATCTGTCATATCTTTAGCCCATTTAGGCTTTATCCATTCAAATTTTTGACCTTCGCGTTTAACTTCAAACCCGTAGTAACATTTTTCTAATGCTTCAACCTGCATTATTTACCCCTTAAACCTTAGTTAGTTTGGACATCGTAAGCATTAGGATAATACTGATGCTCATTTTGTTGTAAATCAACGTAAGAAGTAACTGTTCCAGTTGTTGCATTTGTACCGCCAACTACATATTTAAAACCGTAGTAGCGTTTTTTGTTCTTGGTAAGGTTTAATTTACCAGCAAATACACGTTCACCAGCCGTAAGATCAGCCAATAAAACAGCTTCACTTTGATCAAGTATTTCAACGTTGGTTGTTAACGCTGCATCATCTGCACCAACAAACTGAATTGTTAAAGATGTTAATGTTGCAAAGTTAGCTGTTACAAGCGTACCAAAACATAATGGTTCACCTGCACCAAGACGAGAACCATTAGCACCAGAATCATAAACATCTTCTGAATTAGCACTAGCGGTTACAGCTTGGTTTTCCGAAAATAAAGTTTCATTATCTAACATCATGATCTTGTCTCCTAAACTACACGCTGTTCTGTATTAAGTAGCGCATCACAAGTTCTGAATGCCACTTTACGGAATTTATTAACAATCTCACCATCAACTTCTTGTTGAGTGATTTGAATGTTTTGCTTGTTGAAAGACTGTAAATCAAGGTATTGTTCAATAGTGCGGTTCATATAGAAATAACACTTACCTTTCTTCACGCTATAAAGCTGATGCATAGCTTTAATTAAGAAGTTCCACAAGTCTGCACTTGCACCATCATCAGCTAAGGAATCAACAGGAATGTTTGCGATACGCACAACATAACGCCAATCTTTCAACGATAAACCACACTTCATTGTATAAAGCGTTCTTAATGCCTGGAAGTAGTTACTAGAATCATCTTGAACTGATTCTTCACCAAGATCACGCGATTGTAAACCATAGCTGTTGCCTTGCCCTTTAGGGTAACGCATGTTTACGGTTTGCTGATCCCAACAAATTAACCAGATAGAAGTTAGGTTGCCAGTTGTACCACCTGCATCAATAACGTTTTCACCATTTTCAGCTGATAAATCACTATAACGCGGAGCAAGACCAGTGAATTTTTCAGGGGTAACATTTTCATTACCATAAAAAATTGTTGATGCTGCTTCTTGGCTCATTGCTTCTAAGAAAGGTGTTTCTTCAGAAAAACGCCACGCTGCACTATTTCCGTTAAGTGCTGCAAGTTCAATATCAATATGTGAACGTGCTTCAAGCATACCGATAGTATCAGTAACTTGTTGCGTTCTACTTTTTGAAATTGGAACACCTTTGTTAAACATGCGCCAGTAAACATCTGGCAAGCCTGTTCGTATTGTCTCACGGTGTCCAGTTTCCATATTTGCTTCATAGAAAGGACAATCCATAAGGATTTCATTTTCCTGTGAAAGAACTTCAGCAATTGGGCTGATCTTTCCATCAGGATCTAAACGCTTAGCATAATCAATAAGCGTTGGTAGGGTATTACCTTTAGTCGACATAATGTTTCTCCACCACTACGGGTTCATATTACTGTTGTTGTAAAGCTTCTGAGCAGAATTTTTGTCACCTGCACCGCTTTGTTCACCACCTTCAGCAAAACTATCTTCACCAATAGCTTTACCAACATTCAAGGCAAACTTAACTAATGCTGGATGATTTCCCATTCCAGTTTCTTCTAACGCTTTGGTAAGTTCTTCACCACCAAATTGATTTATGGCAGTTTTGGCAATTTCAACATTATCATTGTAATTGGCTCCACCAAAATCAGCATCAGACTTTAACGATTCACCCCAACCTTTAACGGTTTCATTCCAAGCATCAGCTTGTTTTATTGCCATTTCTTGTAAGTGTTCCGCAATTACAGGAGCAATTTTATTAACTTGCTCATTTGTAAGATTTGCATCTTTTGCTATTGGTGCGAACTTATCCGCTAGTGCCTGATCTAATACCATTCCTTCTGGTAAGTCATACGTGTATTCTTCTGGTACGTCTGACTGATCACCACCTTCATCATCGGAACCACCTTCATCATCTGAAGAATCATCACCTTGATCACCAGCGGCTTGTTCACCACTTTCATCATTTTGATTTTCTTCATCAGTTGAATTGTTTTCTTCTGATGAATCGTTAACATCTTCCACGCTTTGTTGCCCATCGGTGTTATCCTGTGAAGCATCAACATTGTCGCTTTTGGTTGTCATCTTTTCTTACTCTCTATCATTGAGTTAATTTCTAGTAAATTCTCTTGTTGCATCAAAATCCAAGCATTAGGATCAGCTAAAAGAATGTCATTTAACATTTCTAAACCAACCGATCTTTTACCTTCATTATGATACGACCAAGAATTTCCTGTCATTGTACTTGTATAAATACCACACTTTGAAAGATTTTTCCACATTACACGCCTAAATGATGGATTTTGCAACAATGTTTTCAATTCATTGCGTTCACGCAATATAGATTGTCGCTCATTTTCAGCGCGTTCATGTTCACCTTGTTCTTCTAATTTATCAAAGTAAATCTTTTCTTCTACACTTAATAAAGTGTTCACTATAAACCACCTAAGTTAGCTTGCATAAGTTGCAATGCGCTTTGACCACCAGTGTCAGTTTCACTTAATAATTTAGCTGCACCAGCTGCTTGTTCCATTGGTTGTGCTGAAGCGGCTATTTGTTCAGCTTGTTGTTGTTCTGCGCGTTGCTTACGAATAACACCAACCTTTTCATCACTATTAATAATAACAGGGTTAGCACCAGTAATACGAACATATTCATCAACAACAGCATCAGCATTGATTTTATCTAATACTTCAGGTTTAGATGCAGACAAATTGCCAATAAAACTAACACTTCTTTCAATAGAACCAAGGCCAACTAATTTTTGTGCTTGTGCCATCATTGAAATATATTCAATCTGAATTTCAACACCTTCTAGTTCAGGTGGTGGTGGTGGCAACATGCCACGCCTATTCATTTCATCAAACATACGTTCAACAACAGGATCCAATGCTTCTTCATTTAATCGGTTAAGCACTGGACCAAGCATTAGTAATTTTTCTTCTTGGCGTTCTGCTATTTCAGTTGCAGTAACATTTGAACGGTTAATGTTAGTAATAAGCAAAAACAAATCAGCAAAGAAAGACTGATCAATAATAGCGCGACTATCACCAATACTATTTAATACATCACCTATTGGATAGTTAACATTAAATACAGGTTCAATTTTAGCACCCATATTATTATCAGGAATATAATTAACACCACCAGGAACAAGTGAAGCACGATTGTTTCTTAATGAAGCTGGCACATTTAACGGTGGATTAACCATTTTATCTTGTGCTTCATATCTGGTTTTGTGATCTTTTTGTAAACCACGCGCTGTACCAAGGGAAATCATACCTGGTGCAAACGAACCATAAGAATCATTACCAACAACTTCCCAACGCGGAGATATAGAAGGAAACGTTCTAAATCCACTTTCCCTTAATATCTTTCCATCACCGTTGCCTGGTTCCCAATAGATAGACATAAACGGCATGTTCTTAGCATCCATGCGTTCAGGATTAAAATTAGCTCTTGGCGCTATCAAATGGCGAATAGGAAACATTGATTTAAAATCTTTTGCATCAAACGCTGATTGCACCGCATTACTACAATTATCTTTGCCAAACTTATTCACTAATTGTTGAGCAGTAAATTTATATTCAGCCGCCCATTGATTAGTGTCTAATCGTTCAGAATTAGCAATACGATAAGAACCCATTGGCCTTTGTTCAAAACGAATAACTGTTTTAGGATCTTCAGCCATCGTTACATTGCCAGTGCTGTAGATTCCTAGGTCAGAATACATTGATGGCATAACGTTGTAGAAGTTAGAACGCGCTAATTGGTTTAGAATTCGTTTTGATACATCATCAAGCCATAAACGCACTGAATGAAATTTGTTTAAATCTTCATCTTCAGTTTGCAATTTAATCCAAGGCGTTGATGGGTTTGTTACACCTGCCATCATGCCGTAACTTAATGTTCTAGCCGCTAATGTAGGATTAGGATCAATCATTGTACGGTTAAAATGCCACTTCTGGTTTTCAGTGTCTTTTTCAAAACGCTGACGACCAGGATCAAAAGAACGTGAAAGCTCTCTAAAATGTGGCTCCCATTGTTGGAAAACGGAATCCATTCCACCCCATACGCGTTCTAATGAATCATGTTCGTTTTGCATACTAAGAACCTAATAATGTTTTGGTTTGCGTTGGTGCTTGTTGTGCGCCAGTTGGACCAGTTAAAACAGTAGAGCGTGAACCCTTAGCTCCTGCCCGTCTACGCCTTTCTTCATCACGACCTTGAATAGCTGCATCATCTGCACCAGTAATTGGTGGTGGTGCTAATGGCTGTGGTGGTGGCTTACTTGAACCAAAACACATAGTTTACCCCTTAAAAAATATCATAGTCAGTATCAGCAGTTTTATTATCCCAAGGATTATAATCAGTGTTTGCAACACTGCTATTGCTGTTAAAAGTTCTTGCTCTTGGTGCAACTGGCATAGCATGTAATAAAATTTGTGAATCAAATAAATCCGTTGATACGCCAATAATCTTCTTGATCATATCTTTTGGAATTAATATTTCTCTATCACGTTTATCATGCGTATATTCTACCGCACCAATCTCTGTTAATAAATCATCATCTTCAGGTACACTACCACCTTCTTTAATCCATTCCAAATATGAATGCGCCATGTATGCGCGCATATTAGCAAAATGTGGATCAGGTGAAGAACTAGCAAAGTTAATACCCGTTGCATTATAGCCAAGTTGACGAATGCGATCACCTACTGGACCACCAACACCTGTTTCATCAATAAAGAAAGCATCAGGATTAAATTCATTTAATAATTTAGTAGCAACAGCAACTAATTTCATGCTATCGCGGTATTCACTACCAGGTAAAACAACAGGCTTTCTTACTTTGCCGTTTTGCCCTGTTCTAAATGAGAATACACAATAATCTTCACCACCACGCGCAATATCTAAAGACATTACTTTTGCATCACCTGGCAAGTTGCTAATTTCTTTTTTAGAAGCTGCAACAAATAAATCAGTTGGAATTTTCTGGTTACTTGATGCGCTTGGAAATTCACCTTTTACACGTACACGATAAAAATCACTATCTTCACCATAATCTTTGATCCATTGTTCAAGTAATTTTTTATTGGTTACTTGAACAGATCTTGAATCAACTCTACGACTATTCCACACATTTCTGAATTTACGCCAACATTCGCGGAAACGTCCAGTGTTACGTGTTGGATTACCAAACACAAACCAGAATGGTTCACCATCGGTTAAACCACCTTCAGCAACTTCCCATATTTTATCTGGCACACCTGAAGCTTCATCAAATAAATACCAAGGCGTTGAGTTAGCACAATGCAAACCAGCAAATGATTCACTGTTTTCTTCACGACACGTTATAGCATCAACACGCCATGTTTCAGCGTTCTTCTTTTGGTAAAGGTTCATGTTACCTTTACCATTATTTAATTCAAACCAGTGGCCCGTTATACACTTCTTTTTCCATTTGGCTAACTCGCCCCAAGTCTTAGTTCTTAGCTGATCACCAGTATTAGAAGTAACAACGCCCTTAGAAAAAGGGCGTGTACTCATAACAAAAAGAATAAGCCAAGAACTAGCCGCGCTTTTACCGATACCATGACCAGAACTAGTTGAATCTTTATATGGTTCAACAGGGTCTTTGCCATTAAATTTATTTTTCTTAATGTGAGATTGAAGATCATCACAAAAATTACAAAACCATTCGTCAGGACCATATTTAGAATTAAACCTACTGGCCCAAGGTTCTTTTAGTTCTACAATTTGAAGATCGGGATCAGAATCCCAAGGAAAAGCAAACATGACAAAACCGAGTGGATCAGCATAATATTTTGAAATTTCTTTAGCTAATAATATGTCAGGATTAGTCTTAGTCATTATCATTAGGATTCATTCGATTCCTACCTTCTTGAATAAGTTTTGCTAAATCTTCAGTTAAACCTAAATCAACGCGCTGTGCAGCGTGATCACCATCCATTTTATTTAATTCTCCAACGGCTGATATAACACCTTTAGGATCAAAACAAAAAGCCGCCACTGTATTTCCAGTTGGCCCTTTAACAAATACCTGCTTACCTTTAGCTGTCTTTACTGGTACAGCTTGCATACAACGCTGATAAACTTCTATTAGTACATCACGCTTATGATTAAATGAACCGATTGCATTTTCTAAAGCTTGGGCTTCTTGAATAGCTCTAACAGAATCCATGAACGCTTTAACGTTAGGTTTATTCAATATTTGATTAGCTAAATCGCCACGGTTCTTTTCATTTTTACATTTTCCGTTTGCAGCCTTATGCGCTTCACCTGGTTTCTTACCTTCAAGCACACCAAGAACAACACCCTTTTGCAAAGGTGTTAACTTCTCGAATAACTTTTTCTGATCATCGGTTAGTTCAGACAACTATTGATTCCAACCTTCAGCTATTAAATTTACTTTTGCAGTTTGGTTTTCTGTATTGGTAATTCTAACCATATAGCTTAAACCACTTTGCAATAACAATAATTCATCTGGCAAACCTGAACCTAATAAGTTTTGCCTTATATAAAATCTACTTCCAGCAAAGTTTTCAGCTAGTAATTCTCTAGCAGGTGTGACAAGGGGAACGCCATCATTGGTAACTGTTGGATTTACAATTAATTTAGATTCACTAGGTTTGTTTTCTCTTGAATTTCTAGGGGATGCTAACACAGTATCACCAGTGCCATCTGTATATTGAGTTGCAACAAATGATTGCCATGTTAAAACTTCAACACCTGAAGCTTCTAATATAAAAGCCCTAATAGCAAAATCTAGTTCTGAACCTACATCTAAAACATAATCAACAGTTTGAGCCGCTGGTATTTCTATGAAATAAGAAAACAACTGACAATAGCCATTCTTCCATCTTGATTCGTATAACGATCTTGTAATGCTAGACATAAGTCACCGCTTATTAATTAGGTTGATTGTTATTAAATATAGCACTTTTTCTTACTATAGCTGTTAACAAGTAAAGTGTTCTTGTACCGTTGTGAGCCGCCACCGCAATAATTACAGCTGACATATAAAAACCCACTTCATAACTTGCACATGCAAATGCAACAAGCAAACCAACAAATGCACTAACAAAAGTTTCAATAAACCAACCAAGTAACGTTGGCTTTTCACCACCTTTAACATTAATTAACCAGCGAACTGTTCCAGCCCAACCAGATAGAACCAACACAATAAAAAAGTTCCAAACACCTTGTTCAGATAACCTTTGTAAAAAATTTAAACTATCACCTGGCATTTTTGATTTTTCCATAGTTAGTGCGCTCATTCGATTTTAATTGATTATAGCATATTTACAATGATTAATTTATATCAACCATAGCATCAACAAGGCCGCGAGCTGCACAAAAATCAACACCAATATCAACACCCGCTGAATTTAACTGTTCTTTGATTACAATTCTTAATTCTGGGTTTACTGATTGACAGTAATTTTTTGATATATCACCAAACTTATATGTTGAAGAACAGCTTGCTAACAACAAAATAAAAACAATTATACTTACTCTTTTTAAACCTACCATTTTGGACCGCCTATTTTAACAGCTAAGTACATTTGCTTAGCTTTGATTTTACTTACACCATCAGCAAGCATTGCTTCATAAAACATCTTATGAACCTTCTTGTGTGGCATTGATTTAGTTTTACAATAAACATCATGAATAACACTAGCCCTTCTGTATTTACCAACAAAAGGAGAACCAATAAACCGCCAAAATAAACGAGGAATACTAGCACCATCAACAATAGAACCACAAGGAGCAAACCATTTAAACCCATACTTATCAATAAATGAGAATGGTGAAACTAGTTCCATTTCCCTAGGGGATTCAGGTAGCCATCTAGCTATAACATCACCGTAAAACCTAACTTTTTCATTAGGTAATTTCATGATTACCACCTAGCCTTAATCGGCCTAGTATCTGCATGTGTAAATGTAACATAACTACCCAACCCAAGTGAATCAGGATATTTATCATTTAAATAGTTATATACGTGTTGAGGATCAACGGGGAATTTATTAGGAATGAATATTTTAAAGTCAATAGCACAAGCTCTCGGATGTTGGCTATTATCATTAGAACCTGGCCCACCTTGAACAACTGGTATTCTATTGTATTGATAACAGCTAGCACCGCGACCAATATCTAAATAAACCCTATCAACATTGTGAAGGTTAGCAAAGTGATCACAAGCATCTTGAACTATTTGAATTATCGGTTCTTCATCAAGAATACGCACATCACAATTACCACACTTACATAGTAATTCATGCCTTGATATGTTCTTTGTTAAATCGCCCATTACATAACCTTAAACTTGTTCTGATTATTTATTATACCACAATAGCAAAAAACCGCTAAAAGTTAAATTAGCGGTTTATCGACCTATTAGGATTTTTTACATTTCACATGTTTTATTAAGCTAGCCGCATTCGTTCAAAGTTTTGATTTTGCACTTTGGCAAAGTTAGCAACTAAAACATTCAATTCACGACAAGCTAATTTAATGCTATTAACTTGTAATACTACATCACCACCGTAATCAAATATTTCAATGCTATTAACGTTAATGTACTTAATAACATCAATAGTAGATTCAGTTGGTTGAACTGACACTTCAGGTAATGCTTTTAACTGCATAACCTTTGCTAGTTCGACAAATGCAACATCAAACACCTTATCTTTAATCGCTGATGCAATAGCAGAGCATGACAAAGCCATACTTGCAAAACCCACCAGTAAAACTTTACTTATTTTCATTGTTATAACTCCATCAAGATGAAAAACCAAATTAACTTGGTAAACAATTTATACCTTACTTAATCTTGCTTTTCAACATCTATAATTTCAGGTTCAGGTTTTACCCAAGGAAATTCTATATCAACGCAACTATCCTTAGAAGTAAAAGTACAACCATCTGGTTCACGGAATATTTTCCCATCAAGCCAATATGCTATTCCATCTTTACCTTTTTTGAATACAGTTCCGCAACGCTTGTTTTGATAAGTATCACTTTCAGAACAAATATGATTCCATTCTTCATCTTCACCAGTAAGAGGTGTTAACGGTTCAAACCTGGCTAACTTTTCAAACATACTTATACAATAAGGTGCTGAAAAACCAGAATGACCTTGATTAGAAAAAACACTTAAAAGTTCAATAATATTTTTACAAATCCACTTATTCGGATCTTCTTCTTTTTGCTCTAAATCATAACCAGCAAATTCAAGTTCACGTTTAGCATGATGAATGTAATTACTATTGTACGCTTGCTTGAATCTATGACTAACAAGCCACGCGTTAATTTTATTGATTAAACGATTAAATAGAAAAACACCTAATGCACGTTTAACTTTATACTTGAACGGTTCTTTGTGTACTAATGCACCATTAACATCTGACATTGTTATTACCTTTTAGTTTTTAGCCAAGTACAAAGCCCTTGGCTAAAAGGCTAATTCATTATAAAACTTCTCTAGCACCATTATGTGCTGGTGCAGTTATAACCCCTTCCTTTTCCATTTGTTCAACAATATTAGCTGAACGGTTATAACCAATTCTAAACTTACGCTGAACACCTGAAATGCTCACACGCTGTTCTTCTCTAACATAAGCAACAACTTCATCATATAAATGATCTTTACTTTCATTATCATGAAACAGATCTTCAATTTTACTTTCTTTACCTTCTTCTGGTTCAGGTTCATCTTCACCAAGATAAACAAAGCCAGGTAAAGGAACAGGTTCTTCTTCACCTCTAGCTGGCATAATTACAGCTACTATTTCTTTATTAAGACCACTTACAGCAACAATAGAACTGTTAACACCACAAAACATTAAGTTTATGTAAGGCATTTTTGCATTAACACATATCTTAACTAACTGACCAATATATGATGGATTAACACAAACGGTTGAAACATCTTTATATTCCAACTTATCAAATATTCGCTTAGTGTTTGGAAAGCGACCTTCAATATCCTTGATGTATTCAACATGATGTATTCTTTCAACTGAATCATCTTCTTCACTTTCAAAAAAACCTTCACAACCTTCTTCAGCAAACAAAACATAAGCCTTGTTACCTACGATCTGAATTTCATTAAGTGGTAATTTATTTTCAGTGAATCGTTTCTTAGATGCGGCTAACAACTCTTTGGTGATCGGAAATATATAATCACCATCCGAATAACCAGTTTCATCATGAATAGTAACTAACTTATGACCGTCAGTTGCCGTTAAAATCACACCTTCTTCTTCTGGATGCGGTTTGATATGAAATCCGTTCAAGTAATAGCGAACATCTTTAATAGCTGCAAAGGCAGCTAACATTTGTAAGTAATCTTTATTAAATTTAATTTTCATTGCTTTAACCTTAGTGTTGTTTAAAATTCAATTCTTCTTTTCTGAAGCTCTAAATCAACTTCCATACATGCAACAGCATCAGCCATTGCCGTATGTGCATTTTCAAGAGGCTTATCAAAAAGATGTTCGTAAATAGAACCAAGTGAACCACTGATTTTATCAAAACCTTCTTTTTTACGTTCAGCGTTAATTGGTTTTAAATATTCGCGTGTTGCTTCTAATGTGCATTGGTGGTTTTGTTCAGCCCACTTTTCAACATTGTTTTCACTTGAATAGCGTATACATGAAGTCCTGACAATACGGTAATCAAAGTTCTTGTTGTGGGCTTTAATTTCATCAGCTTTAGAAACAAGCAATAAGAAACATTGCAGCGCCCATTCTTCTTCTACACCAATTTTTTGTGATAACTCGGTTGTAATGCCATGAATATCTGCAACTGACTCAGGTATTTCCCAACCGTCAGCCATTACAGTTAAATCAATAGAATTAACCACACGCTTTAATTCATCACAATAAAGTAAACCAGCTATTTGAACTAAGTGTGGTTGTGATTCGTGTGCGCTACGTTCTTCAAAATTGAGCATGTTTTGTGTTTCAGTGTCGTAATAAAGGACTAATGACATTGTTTTTCAACCTTATGAATATCAAGTGAGTTGTTTTTTAGCATGTGTGTAAATTCTATTAGTGGCTGGCTATCTTGTACACCTTCAATATCATAGTGAACAAACACACCAGAACCAGTAAATAAAATATCTGTAATAGTTATATAGCTACTGTACCAATCAAAGGAATCACCAATCTTGAAATCATAAAGCTCTAATATAGCTTGCTGTTCATCAATCCACATTTCAGAACGTATTTTTGATAAATGGCGTTTTAATGCTTTTTCAGCTTGGTTTTTAGTGAAGAACACAAAACGATTACCTTCAGTGTTCAAATAGTGCTTCAGGAAGTTAACAGGTATTGAAACTGGAATACCTTCAGCATTAACCTTTGGCGAGCTCTTTTGGCTAGAAACAAAATGAGTTTGAACAAAGCTATCTTTCAATGGCATTTGTCTGCCGTGATCAATAACTACAATATGAACCGTTTGGCCCTGCCTAACATTATTAGGCTGCGGTCTTAATTTAGACATTATCTTTACCTTTAGTTATAAAATATATTCAAGTGACATTTCACGTTCAATTTGTCTTTGCTCTAAACGTGATTCAATTTCTCTGCGAGTTTTTAATTTTTCTTTTCTTTCGTCAGAAACATTTTTACCATCATTTGATTTTGATGGTGAAACAAAAGCATTTCTTAATACATGATCTGGTGATGGTTTACATGATTTGGACATAGTTAATTACCTTTTAATTACATACAGTTTAATAGTGCTGGATATTGCAAGCCAATAGGAGCGAATGGTATATCCTCATCAAAATCAATTGATGGCTCTTGTGGGTTTACTTTAGGTGCTTGTTGTTGAGTATAACCACCTTGTTGCTGTGGTACTTGTTGTTGATATGAATTCTGTTGGTGCTGTTGTTTTTGATATGGGTGTCCTTGTTGACCATCAAAGCCACCTTGCTTTGGTTTACCGTCAAGCATCTGCATAACACCACTAAAACCTTGCACATGAATTTCAGTAGTATATTGATCTTGCCCTTGTTGATTGGCCCACTTGCGCGTGGTTAATTTACCTTCAATGTAAATTTTAGAACCTTTCTTTAAATATTCACCTGCTACTTCAGCAAGTTTGCCAAAAAGAACGACACGATGCCATTCTGTTTTTTCGCAGTTTTCACCTGTTTGTTTATCCTTCCATGTATCAGAAGTTGCAACAGTAATATTTGCAACAGCACTACCGTTTGGCATAAAACGCACTTCAGGATCTTTACCAAGATTACCAACTATGATTACTTTATTAACACCAGCCATTTTATTACACCTTAATTATTAAAAACGTGAACCCTTGGAAAAGCTTTTCTTATCCATTCTAACACTCTACTCCAACCAATTCTTGACTTCCATAATTCGCTGTTAATATAGCAATCATAACAATCAATACGGCTAGAGCGTCTTAGTTCCATAGTTTTAGTTATAGTCTCACCGCAGTCATAGTCGGTTATAGTAATTACACGCCTTAATTTTGGTGGTTGCCAAATAGTGCAAGGATCATTAGATAAACGCTTTTCAG